CCCCACCTTATTTTACATTTTAGGAGTAGTAATGAACCTATCATACATTAGAGATTACATATCGAATGTCACGGACTATGACGCAACTGCGAATAGCGACTACTCTGCACAACTTGATCACATCATCAACGAAGTGTATCGGAATCTTTTTTCTGAAAAGCCTTTCACCTTTGCACAGAAAGAAGTCAAGATACCAATCTATACAGATGTCACACTCACAGGTACAGGCGCATACAACGCTGTCAATGGTCTTACAACAGTGAATACAACCACTGATGTACCTGAGTGGGTAGAGGGCAACATCGTTGAGATTGAGGGCAAGGAATACACTGTGCTGTACAACGATAGAGTAGTCAGCACCAGGTTCTACATTAGAGAACGAGTACCAAACTTTACTGATGAGAGCATTGTATTCAAGAACAGATTTATCAGGCTACCACACGATTGCGTATCAGTGTTGCAGGTAAGCCACAGGTCATACGAGATTACACCAACAGATGTAGGTCGCTTCATTCCTTTGACTAGGTACGAAGACGAGTACTACAATCTACCACTGGACGAGAAGAACATACCAAACTATTGGCTACCACAAGACCCACAGATGGTACGCTCACCCACTGTTGCACCTAGTGTGCAGGCTAGTACAACATCAGCAGGACAAGGTGACCGTACCGTAGGCGTTATGTACTCTTATGTTATGTACGATGACAATGGTGAGGAGTTCGAGATTGAGAGTGGATTGTCAGAGCCGTCAGAACCTTTGGAACTGAATGACACTCAACGCTTGGTAGTACAGTTGCCAGATGTCAGTGACTATGGTTTGTCTCGTAGAATCTACATCATCAATGACGCAGGCGACAAACAGTTCAAGGGTATGTACAGAGTAGGTGACCTAATACCACCACACTCATTCGGTTCTCTCATCTTTGACTTCACCGAAGACAGTTTCAATGACGGAACTTTTTTATTAGAAAACAAACCATACGAGTTTCCCAATGGATACAGGCAAACCATTCGCTTGTACCCAAGACAGGCAGAAGACTTTGAACTCAGTGTCAGATACATCTACCGACCGAAGCCACTGTATGAAGACAGTGACTCATTGGAGATACCTGCAAGCCACGCTCTCATTGTGGCATACGGTGCTTTGTATGACATACTGAATAAGCACGACAACACACAGTTGGCAATGTTGTACAAAGACAAGTACGATAAGGAAGTAATCAAACTAGAACAACGCTTCCTGACACAGACACCACGCAGATTTGTCAAAGGCTTTATGAAGTCATCAGGCGTGGACACTGTGCCAATGTTTAGACCATTAAAGAGATTGCCATAATGAAAGACACGAACAGCAAGATACCCAAACTGCAAGGACTGTTTGAAAGTTTCCCTCAGCCTGCTGACAGTCTCACAGAACTAACCAACTGGGTGGTTGACCCATACACCAATGGGTGGAGTACATCGCTAGGGTACGAGAAGTATCGTACCACTTCTAGCAACTGGTCACCTTTCCCACTGAGCAAGATTGACAGTATGTTCTATGTTCAGCGTCACAAGGGAGCACAGGACAGTATCGTCTTTGAAACAGACGGTACGCTGTACCACTTGAATGACTTTGCAGGAGGTCTAGAACTCTATGCACTGAGCGAGAACAGAACCATACCTAGTGTGTCTGAACTGAACACTCAGTATGCACAGTATGGTTCATTCTGTCTTTATGTCAACGGCTATGACAAGCCTGCCAAGTCGCACTTGTATCCAGTGACAGATGTGACAGCGAACAACTACTTGATCGAGTATCCATTGGGATTCCATTTCCAACCTGCTGCACCAGTGGCTTGGACTGTGGAGTTAGACCCAACAGAGGACGCTGCTAATGGTGACAAGGCAAGTATATGGTTCACTGCTAACAACATCAAGAATAAGGGGCTTGGTATCCCTGCTGACGGACAGGAGAACTACTACCAGTGGAAAGTATCCTTTGTGAACAACGCAGGTGCTGAAAGCCCATTGTCGTCTGCTAGTAATCAAGTCGCTTGGACAACAGGTACAAACGAATACCGATACGCAATCCCAGTAGAGTTGCCAACAGGCGATACAGGAACAGTGGCAAGGCGTTTGTACCGTACTAAGAACTTCTCCCCTGACGCTACCTTTGACGCAGACACATACTACTTTGTCGCTGAGATACCGAACAACATTGAAGACTTTTTCATTGATGACTTGCCTGATAGTGCATTGGGTTCACAAGCACCAAGCACACTCGATAGTATCGTTTTCCCAAGTCTACACTGTCGATTTATGGGAATCTACAAAGACTGCTTGTTCATTGATGGAGGTAGAGACAATGATACAACTATTTATTTCAGCAATCCAACGAAGCCTGACCAGTATTCGGCACTCTCTTTTCTATCACTGGGAAACAGACAAGGTGGGGGTCTCACTGGGCTGTATGGTTATTTTAACTTTCTCTTGGCTTTCCGTGAGGGTTCTATCGACATCATCAGAGGAGACTATCCAAACTTCGTTGCCACCCCACTCACGCAAGACATTGGAACAACTGCCACCAACACTATCTGTGCAGTACCAAACTTGGGTGTCGTGTTCTTGGGACGAGACGGTGTGTATGCAGTGTCAGGCAACCCAGAGTACGGAGCAACCCCTAGTGTACAGAACATTACTAGAAACCTGCAAGATTTGTTCAGGACAATAAACATTGACGCAATGCACAAGGCGTGTGCAGTGTACTCACCAAAGCGTAGAGAGTATCTATTATTCTTACCAGTTGACGGTGAAACCCACCCAAGTATCGGACTGGTTTATCACACAGACAAAGGCGTATGGTCAAAGCGAGAGGGCTTCCCTGTTAGTTCTTTAATAAAAAATACCAATGGCGATGTGATGTTTGGCTACAATGTCGATGTACCCAGCAATCAAGACGAGCGTGGTATTATGGTTATGTCTGCTGCAAGAGCATTAGGACAGGAAGAAATCAATGACCAACTGTATTGGAAAGCACCACCGACAAGCGTGATGACATCTGCTTGGCTTGACTTCGGTGACCCAAGTATGAAGAAGAAGATTCACAGTGTCTACCTGTTCATTGCCACAGGTGGAGACCAAGAGATTGATATGACATATCTCACAGACTTCAACTATAACAAAAGCAAAAAGACGACACCACTCAAAGCACAGAGACCTGACTTCGATGATCAATCTGTTTACGACAAAGTATCATTAGACGCAGGCTTGTACTGGGAAGAACCTTTGATGACTACCATTCGGTTCGATGTACACAGTGGTGCTTGCTCTTACTTCCAGTGGTCAATAGAAACACAGGCAGACCTGGTTGTGATTGGATACGCAGTTGACTTTACTGTCAATGGTACAAGAGTAGTCAGAGGGAAACGAGTATGAAAAAGTGGACAGAACATTATCCAAGAGACAATGCGATTGTAGATTGGAAAGGCTTTCGTACAGGAGCGTCAGCACACATAGGAACGCTTAACGGTGGTATGGACAGGACTACTATGCCTGATGGTTCTTTCGACCGTGACAATGTAGTTGCAGGGGCTTTCCATAGAGCGTACCAAATCAGGCGTAATGACTGGTCAACCACTTCATATAGCAATGGTTCAGCCAATCAGTTTCGTGGTATTGGTTATGGTTCTTATGGTGGTGGGTGGACACCTGTCGATGAGTTCGAAGTCACCGAGTTCAAAGATGGTATGTGTCATTGGGAGTTCTCATTCCACTTTCACAACAACCAAGAGTACGGAGAAGACAATGTGAAAAGTCTTACAATCCGTTTGCTGTGGGATGGTGTAGAAGTGAACCACGCTTACAAGATTGCAGAACCCATTGGTACATTCAGAATGGTGTGCGACTTTCCTACAACTGGTGGCAATCATACTTGTACGGTACAAGCACGGTCAGTTGCACCAAGCGATACAGAGAACGATGAGAACTTGATGAACCTGTTCGCAATGAATCACTTGATTATAGGACGGTGGAGATGAGCATAATAAAAGCAGACACACTGCCCAAGCGTGGTGCAGAACTTACTAGCAATGACTTGAATGAAGTATTCACAGACATCAATGATGGCTTCCCACTTGACGGAGACAACGCTAGGAACGAGGCCATAGCAACACCACAGTTGGACACCAATGCCAATCACGGTAAGTCAGGTATCATTCTTAGATACGCAGACCACTATGGTGAATCGCACGGTGCAGGCACTATCGTTAGAGCGAATGAGCAAGCCACACACCCATTCGATAATCCACAGTTGATACAAGATGAAACCGTAATCATACCTATGGACGATGGCGACATACTGCGAGTTTACTTTCAGATTGAAGCAGAGCCTGATGGTACAGGCTCACCACTCAGTATCACTGCTAACGACTGGTTCTGGGTATTCTGGCTTGAATGGAAACTGAGTAGTGGTGGTGCTTGGGAGACTGTTGATAATCAGACAGACTATGATGACATCTTGATAAGTCCTGCTACTTATGGTGGTTTCACAGAAGACAGCAGTGGGGCAATCTTTGTATCACACGCAACAATACACTTGCACAGTGGGTCTACACGGGTAGACCAGTCACCAAGACGAGGTCACTGTGGCAACTACTTTTTATTAGAGAACACTGGTGGTAGAACTATCTACGGACTTCGTATAATGGGTAAGGGGCTTATGCGTGGTGGCTATGTAAGTGGTGGTGTAAGTCAAGACGGCAATGCTGCTTTCATAACATCATCACCTGCAAGTACACACCAATGCACAGTGTATGCCAGTGACATATCGTATGTAGTAATGAGGAACAAATGAGTATCAGTTTCACAAAGACTTGGACAACAGGAGAGAAGTTGCTGGCAGAAGATGTCAGGTTCAACTTGGAAGACCTGCAAAAGAAGCAACACAAGACCAGTGGCAGTGACTGGGCAACCGATCAATGGATTGACACTAGGCACTTGATGGACAATCGCTATGAGCCTACACAGAACATCTCTGTCAATGTCTCAGGCGTGTTTGGTGGTAAGACCAATGGTTCTATCTTCGACAATCTTACATACTGCTCACGATGGATTAGCGAGCGTTCTAGTGAAGCCACAGCAGTAAGACAGTACATACCAATGTCGAACATCACCTTTGACATTCTCAGACCTTGTACCATTGTATTTCAGTGGGCGTATGTTCATCAGTCACCAAGCGATGAAGATGGCACTACGGGTAAGACGATTGTCTCAGCAGGTGTAAATAATAAATCAATCACAGGATTGACCACAACCTACCCTGTCTCGGAACAGGAGGATGGTAGCACCCACAGCGTACTGCTGGACGGAACAAGGCAGTCAAATGGTGTTATAATAGTTGATGTAAGCAGTCCAATCAAAGGGTACAACATTGGGCTTGTAGGACGCAGTACCAACGGCAAGACACAGAATGTCAGTTGGAATGTTTCATTAGAATGTTTTTATATATAGGAGTTTAGAATGGACGCTTTCACAATGGCATTACTCGCCCAAGCAGGAGCAAAGGGCATAGGACAACTAGCCCAAGCAGGCTCAATGTTTGGTCAAGGGCGAGACCTAATGCTCGATGAAGAACAGAGAAAAAGATTAAAAGAGTTGGAGCGACTAGAAGCACTCAACGAGTTTGGTCTTACACCTGCACAGCGAGAGCAGTATCAGGCACAAGCACTCGCCCCAGTACAAGCAGCACAACGAGAAGCAATGGCTAGGTTCGGTGCTTCACAGGCTATCGGTGACATTGGACAAGGTGCAGCATTCCGACAACAGCAAGCACTGAAAGAGGGTGCAGAAGAAGCAAGGGCAAAGGTTGCAATGGCTACTGCTGAGAAAGAAGCACAGGCTGCTCAACAACAGGCTGCCCAGTTGGAAGCACTACAAGCACAAGAGCGTAAGGCAAAGCAACTACAAAGAGACGCAGCACTCAGTGCAATCGGTGGTATAGCAGGAGCATTGGGCGAAGCAGCAGGATTGAAAGCAGAACAACAAGCAATGGAATCTTTGTACGAGAAACGCCTTGACCAACTGTCAGGTGTACAAAAACAAACTTCTGACGCAACAAGAGGTATGCTTGGTATCCCAAGTGTAGACATTCCGTCAGATACAGCAGAAACAGATGGAGCAGGCTTTGTTCCAAAAACAAGGCAAGAGCGTGACGCTGCCTTTGAGGCACAACAAACAGAAACGCCATTTGAGGGGTATGACAGAGAGGGCGTTAGTATCAAAGACCAGTTGAAAGCAGATGTCTTTAAGAGAAAGATACCTGTTGGCGATACACTGTCTGCCCTCATTCAAGGAAGTCAAGCCTTTGGTCACAGCCACTCAAAAACAAGTGGCATCACTCCAAACTCAGAACTGACATCTGAACAACGCCTTGATCAACTTGGTCAACCAGTAGCACAGCAACCTCCTGTGTCAGGCGTACAGGAAGCAACCAATGTAGAACGAGAGGTTATGACTGATGTTGACGCAGCACGAGCAGAAGCCCTAGACGATATTGGTTCGGCAGTAGAGTTTCAGAATGTACCTGAG